GTTTGCCGACAAGTTATATACAATTCTAAGTGGAGAATAAAAAATGAGTTTACTCGATAAAATGTTGAAGGCAGGTTCGGTCAAAGGATCTTCGGTTCTTTCCAAATCTAACTTCTTTCAAGCAAAGGATCCTATTAAAACAGATCTTCCTATTGTTAATATTGCCTTTAGTGGTAGTCTTAACGGTGGATTGATTCCTGGGTTAACAGTCCTAGCTGGTGTATCTAAAAGTTTCAAAACGCTTTTAGGTTTATATTGTATGAAGGCATACCTTGATAAGTATAAGGATGGCGTTGCTATTCTATATGATTCAGAATATGGTATCACGCCTGATTATTTAGAAAGTTTTGATATTGACATTGACCGTGTTATTCACGTGCCATTGGAAGATATAGAACAGTTAAAGTTTGATTTAACAAAACGTCTTGATGAAGTTACTAAAGGCGATCGTGTTATGATTATGATCGACTCAATTGGTAACCTTGCTTCTAAGAAAGAAGTTGATGATGCTATGGATGGTAAATCTGTTGCTGATATGACAAGAGCAAAACAGCTTAAGTCACTATTCAGAATTGTTACACCTAAGCTGACTACACGTGATATTCCTTGTATTGCTATCAACCATGTATACCAAGAAATCGGTCTGTTCCCTAAGAACATCGTTTCAGGTGGTACAGGTATTATGTATAGTGCAAACCAAGTATTCATTATTGGTAAAGCTCAGCAAAAGGATGGCAAAGATCTAGAAGGTTTCAAGTTTACTATTAATATTGAAAAGTCAAGATACGTTAAGGAAAAATCAAAACTTCCTTTCACTGTATTATTTGATAAAGGTATTCAGAAATGGTCATCGTTAATGGAATTGGCTTTGGAGTCAGGACATCTTGATTCTAAAACTCAAGGCTGGTATAACGAAATCAATATGGATACTGGTGAAGTACTTGAACCTAAACGTAGAGCAAAGGATATCATGGTTGATGATGCATTCTTTGAACGTCTGATGGCATGTCCTAAGTATAACGAATACATTGAACGTAAGTTTAAATTAAACGCAGCAGTAATGGGAGATAATAATGCTCGAGAAGACGATACTATCGAATCTGATACTTAATGAGGAATTTTGCCGTAAGGTATTTCCATATTTAAAAGATGATTATTTCGATGATTTAGTTCTTCGCAGCGTATTTGAAACGGCTTCGGACTACTTGGAAAAGTATAAGGAGCCGCCTTCATTAGAAGCTTTAAAGATTGCTGTTGATAAAAGAAAGGATCTGACGGAAGACACGTATCAAGGTGTACACCAATTAGTTGATAGTATGTCAATTGATAAGGAGACACAATTAGAGTTTTTGCTCGATGAAACTGAAAAGTTCTGTCAAGACAAAGATCTATACAATAGTATACGTAAATCTATTCTGATTCTTGACGGCCAAGATAAAGAGCTTGATAAAGGAGAAATACCAAAACTGTTATCCGATTCGTTGGGTATCAGTTTTGACTCTTCTGTTGGTCATGACTTTCTCGAAGATACTGATGATCGTTATGAACATTATCATCGCAAAGAAGAACGTATTCCGTTCGATATTGATATCTTTAACAAGATCACTAAAGGTGGCATACCTCGCAAATCTATGACCGTACTGTTGGCAACAACGGGTGGTGGTAAATCGCTATTGAAATGTCACTGGGCAGCAAATCATTTAATGTATGGAAAGAATGTTCTGTATATTACAATGGAGATGGCTGCTGAAGAAATTGGTCGAAGAATCGATGCAAACATTATGGATATTACTCTCGATGAAGTTGCGGAACTACCTCGTGATGTATTTGATAAACGTATGGCTCGATTAAAAGGCAAGACTACTGGTAAACTCATTGTGAAGGAGTTTCCAACAGGATCTGCTCATAGTGGCCACTTCCGTCATTTGCTAAATGAACTTCAACTGAAAAAGAATTTCAAACCTGACGTTATCTTCCTTGATTACTTGAACATCTGTTCATCTGCTCGAGTAAAAGGTGCAGCTGCGGCAAACAGTTATACTTTAGTAAAATCTATTGCAGAAGAAGTTCGTGGATTGGCAATGGAATTTAATTGTGCAGTCGTAACGTCTTCTCAGTATAATCGTGATGCGTATGGCAACTCTGACGTTGATCTAACAAATACATCTGAGTCAATGGGTATTACTCATACGGCTGACTGTATATTAGGTTTGGTTGGTTCAGAATACCTTGATGAAATGAATCAGCTGATGATTAAACAGTTGAAGAATCGTTGGGGAGACATCAGTTACTATCGTCGATTCCTTGTAGGTATTGAACGTGCAAAGATGAAGATATACGAACTTGAAGAATCTGCTCAAGATAATATACAAACAGAAGCACCATCCGGGGGTGGTGGCCATCAAGGAAAAAAGAATTTCAATGATGATGGACCTGTCTTCGACAAGACCGACATTGGAATGAGATTGAATAAGCGCAAGCCTGGGAGTAAGAGTGTATTTGGAGATGTTGCTTTAACCTGAGTAATGTATAAATAAACTAAAGAAGATTAGAATTTTTATAGGTAATACATGAAAAGGTTTAAAACATTTAAGTCGCTGTCAGAAGCAACTATCATGAAACCTGACTATATTCCGGGTGTCAAAATTGTATGGAAAGGAACAAGTACTCCTGAGTTTGACAAGGCTGGATATAAGAAAGGTGACGTGTTTGAAGTTGTTTCTGGAGCGGCAAAGATAGCAGGCGAACTTGGATCTAAAACCGGTGAGTATGAGAAGTTTCTCAAAGCTCCTGATGGAAAGGTATATCATCTACGTGGTAGTAAAGGTTACAAGTCATCTGACTTTATACAACACAAAGAAGGTGGTGGAATGCCATCTGGTGCTGAATGGGAAGATCTAATTGTATTTGCTTATAACCAATTAAACGACCAAAAGACAGATCCTTCAACTGAAGAAGCTGCAATGAAGTATTGGGATGGCTATAAAGATCAATCATTCCAAATTGCTAAGAACTTCAAATCTGGTTTATCTGCCAAAGCATTAGTTCACACAGGTAGAGGCGGTGCGGTTGGTACAGTTACATTAGGACCTTTATGGAATTTTTCAAGAGCAGACAAAACTCCAAAGACTGATATTGCATCTAATGATTTCAAGGAAAGAATTTCATTAAAGAAAGCAGGTGGTTCTCAATTGGCATCGGCTGCTAAGGCAGAGTCAATCGCAATTGTTAAAGCAGCTTTATCAGAAATGGGAAATGAAAAGAAATTTGCTCAAGATCTAGTTTCCGATATGGAATCAAAGATGGAAAGATTGATTTCAAACCAAACAGTAACCGCTCTTAAACAGTCTGCTGCTAAAGGATTATCTAATCCTGAAATTTCTGACTTCCAAGCAAAAGATAAACAAAACAAAGAATTGAGTACACTACTTAGTTCTTATATGAATCAGAACACCGCAGCAAATTCTTTATTTAGTAAACATATTGTACTTGAAGCAGCAACGGGTAATCATAAGTTTGGATCACCAAAAGCTAAAGCAGCCGCAAATATGTTAGGTAAGTTTGAAATTGGTGGAAAGGTTGTATTAGAACCAATCAACAGTATTAACGATCCTATCATTCAAAAATACGCAAAAACAGTTAAACCTGGCATCACGTTTAAATCTGGTGGTGGCGGAGCTCCTGCATATTCTTCTTTAAGATTAAATATAACAGCAAAGGGTGAATCAGTACAATCCTTTAGAGATGTTATAGTTGAAGAACTATCTAAGGTAGATGGTTTATTAACAGAAGATTACTTATGTGAAGGTCCTTTTGATATGTTAAAGAGAGCAGGCGCCAAAGCAATAGGTGTAGGTAAAAATTTAGTCGCAAAGGTTCAGAAAGCAATCAAAGCTGTGATGGCAAAAACCAAAGCAATACTTAAGAAGATTGCGGCGGTTGGTAAACAGATGTTTAGTCAGTTAATGAAATTCTTAGGTCTTGAAATTAGTCAGGCAGTTAATATCCCAGGTGAGGTATCACTATAATGGATTCGTTTAAAAAGTTTATTAGCGAAGGCCCAAACGATCCTGCGATATTTAAAGCAATCTTCCTAGCAGGTGGTCCTGGGTCAGGCAAGAGCTTCATGGTTCAGGAAACTGGTTTAAAGGCTTTAGGTTTTAAAGTTGTTAATTCAGATATACCGTTTGAGAAGGCAATGGAAAAAGCCATGATGAAAATGGATGCCGAGAGTATATTCTCAGCAGCAGGTCAAGCAGCAAGACAATCCGCAAAGAAACTTACTGGTGCTCTAATGGACGGTTATCTAACAGGTCGCTTAGGTCTTGTTATTGATGGAACTGGTAAGAACTTTGATAAGATCAAATCACAAGCTTCGGAATTAAAGAAACTTGGATACGATGTTTCAATGATCTTTGTGAATACAGATTTAGATACAGCAATTAGTCGTAACGATAACAGACCAAGATCTTTACCTACACAAGAAGTTGTAAAATTTTGGAAAGATGTTCAAAAGAATATTGGTAAATTCCAAGGTTTCTTTTCTCAGAACTTTATTGTATTAGATAACAGTGAAGGTTCTGATGTTACAGATATATCAGGCGAAGGTTTTAAATGGGCAACGAAATTTGCCAAACGACCAATACAAAATACGTTAGCAAAAAAGTGGATCAAAAGCAAATGAAATCGTTTAAAAGTTATATAACTGAAGCCGATGCAAACCTGCACATGACTCATCTTGAGGACGCGGTTCTCGATGGTGGTGTAAAAGGAACAAGAAACGTAATTAATTATATTCGTAATATTCGCGATATGCTATCAGGTAATACTAAGGCTCCTGTTAATATTACAACAAAGTGGGACGGAGCTCCTGCTATATTTGCTGGAATTGATCCTTCCGATGGAAAGTTCTTCGTGGCAAAGAAAGGAGTATTTAATAAAACTCCAAAGCTGTATAAAACAAATGCAGAAATTGATAATGATCTGAGTGGTGAACTCAATAGCAAATTTAAAGTTGCTTTAAAAGAATTCGCTAAACTCGGAATAAGTGGAGTAGTACAAGGTGATTTCTTATATACGGATGACGATCTTAAAACGGAAGATATTGATGGAGAATCGTGTGTTACTTTCCATCCTAATACCATTGTTTACGCGGTACCTAAAGCATCAGGACTCGGTAAGACAATTTCAGGATCCAAGATTGGTGTGGTCTGGCACACAACATACGCAGGATCAACTCTTGAAACAATGTCTGCAAGTTTTGGTATTGCGATCTCAACAAAACTTAGCAAGGTTAAATCGGTCTGGCACGTAGACGCAACATTCGAAGATAAGTCAGGTACAGCAACATTTACCGACGCAGAGAACAAAGCCCTAACTGCTCAGTTGAGTAAAGCAGGAACGTTGTTTAGAACAATAGATGCTAAGGTTCTAGGCGAACTCGGAACAAACGCAGATTTAAATCAAAAGGTAAATACTTTTATCAATACAAAGGTACGCGATGGTCAACGTATTGGCGCGGTCAAACCTTTCGTTAAAGATTTACAGAGTTACATACAACAGTATTATAAGAAAGAAGCAGATAAGCGCAAGACTCCTGCTGGTAAGAAAACACAAATGGATAAAGCAACGTTAGCATTACAAATCTTTGCTGCTCCAGGTAATACGAAAAAACTCGAAGCTATATTTACTCTATATGATTTGATGGTTGATATGAAATATGTTATCATAGACAAATTAAATAAAGTTGGTGGTATTAAAACACTACTCAAAACAGCAAAAGGATTCGAAGTAACGGGTCAAGAAGGATTTGTTGCGATTGACCATTATGGAAAGAATGCATTGAAGATTGTGGATCGTATGGGATTCAGTCTTGCTAACTTCTCAGATCAATATATCAAAGGTTGGCAGAAATAAGTATTGACATTAAGTCCTAATTTTGTTATAATATAAATCTACAATATGAAAAAGGTGATCCTTAATGAAAGACGTAACAGTCATAAACTTCTACGGCGGACCAGGCTCAGGTAAATCTACCGCTGCAGCCGGTTTGTTCTATCAAATGAAAATTGCAGGCTATAATGTTGAACTCACTGATGAGTTTGCTAAAGAGTGCGTATGGGAAGGTAACATCCCTATGCTGCAAGATCAACTCTGGGTTCTTGGCCATCAACATCGAAAAATATTACGACTCTCTGATAAGGTAGATTATATCATTACAGACAGTCCTGTTTTATTAAGTCCAATATATCGTGAAAGATACGGTGAACCATTATATTCAGATCTAATTGATAAAATGGCTTTTGAGTGTTATTGTTTATATAATCATAATATTAACTTTATGTTAAAAAGACCTGAAGGTTTTGACCAACAAGGTAGAGCACAGGATATAGATGAGTGTATTGAAATTGACGAAGCAATCATAGAACAATTTGACCGACTTAATATTGGATATATAAATTTAGACTCTAACGACAACGCAACCGCGGCGATGGAAATTTTAAAACAGCCAGTATATAATTTGGATCGTATGGGATGAACATAGAAAAGAAGATGACCCACATTTGGATAGGACCCAATCCTGCTCCATTGAAGTGGATGAATACTTGGCCAGATAAAATGCCTGACTGGGAGTATTCAGTATTCACAGATGATATGTTACATAAACGTAAATGGTATAATCAACATTTAATTGAAGAGTATTATAGACAGAAGTGTTGGGCAGGAGTTGCTGATTTAATTCGTTATGAGTTAATCTTTGAGAGAGGTGGTTTTTGGCCTGAAGCAGATTCAGAATGTTATCATGATGTTAGTGAACTATTCGTTGAAGATCCAAACTTAGCATATACTGTATTTGAAAAGGAAGATGTAATACCGAGATCTATATCTCCAATCATGGCAGCAAACCCAGGCAATAAATTCCTCGATGTTATATTGAGAAAACTACATACATTAAGACCTGGAGATTTAGATCCAAAGCCACACGAATCAACTGGAAACTTTTTCTTAGCAAGATTACTCGATGACACTCGCCACCTATTACATATCTTTCCTTCTTATACATTTATACCACAGTGGTTTCGTCCTGGGTATCCGAGGTATGATGGACCAGGCAAAATATACGCAGAACAACATTGGGGTTCAACAGCAACAGATTTAGGTCTGCCAGGCACAACAAAACAATACTATGAAGGTATAGAGTGATTCACGTAGAAATATTAGGTTTAGGACATCCAAGAACAGGAACTGGTTATACAAGTAAAGTATTATCAGATTGGGGTTTAGATGTTGGTCATGAAGCAATGGGTAAGCAAGGTATTGTATCTTGGTTATTGGTTAAACCAAAAGGACCATATTTGTGGCAGAAAGGATTTGATAGAAGACCAACTTATAATCATTTAGTATATAATACACGAGATCCAAAGACCGCTCTTGCTTCAATTGTATATACTGAAACACCACCTTGTGATAAAGATGGAACTAGTTGGTGTGGTACAAAGTATTACGAAAACTTTAACTATTCAAATTTTGATTACGACTCGACATACTTTCGTAAACAGTTTATTGGATTGAATAGCGACAACCCATTA